CTTGAAAGTGCTGGTGATGATGTTTATCTTTTACGAAATGCTCCAATTCCTGCAGGATCTTCTTTGGAAGTTATAAGTGGATCAAAAATAATTATGGAAGCAAACGATAAATTAAGAATTAGAGCAGGCACAGCCAGTGCAATAGATGCAACTGTAAGTTATCTAGATCAAACTTAAGGAGGTATAACACATGGCTCTAACAACAGTAAGTTCAGATAGGCTTTCTACAAACGTAAAGAATACAAACTTTACTGCAGCTGAAAAACAAGATTTAACAGATGATATTTTACCTCTAGCTGGAGAGTTAGGTAGTAGAAATTTAATTCAAAATGGTTCATTTATTGTTCATCAAAGAGGTGGAACTTCAACTGCACAGGGGATTCTTCTTGATAGGTGGTATGCAGGTCATGGTGGTGGAACTACAACTATTAGTCAAGGAACAGAAACAAGTGGAACAGTATATGAAAAAGGATTAGTTAATTATTACAGAATCACAAATACAGCAAACGATACTGGTTCTGGTTCTTATCGTTATCTTAGACACACTATTGAAGCACAAAATCTTTTAAAAAGTGGCTGGAATTATAAAAGTGCAAGTGCAAAAATTACTTTATCTTTTTATGTAAGATCAAGTGTTGCTCAAAATTTTTATGGATATTTAAGACTTAGTGATTCTCCTGATAGTAAGTATGTTTTTGAAACAGGTGCTTTGACTGCTGATACTTGGACAAAAGTAACAAAAGTAATTCCAGGATATGCAAGTGGAAATATTGATAATGATAATGGTTCTGGAATGGAAGTTTTAATTGCTCCATTTTGGGGAACTGCTAGCACAGCATCAGGAGTTGCACTAAATACTTGGGCAGCATGGAATGGTGGAGAACGAGCACCAGATTATACAACAACATGGGCAGGAACTAACGCAGCTACTTTTGATGTAACAGGAGTTCAATTAGAAGTAGGCAGCGTGGCAACAGATTTTGAGCATAGGTCATTCGCTCAGGAGCTTGCTTTATGTCAGAGGTATTATTTTAAAGTAGGTTATGGTACTCAATATGTAAGTGTTTTAGTAGGAATAATGGCAAGCAGTACAGATTTTAGATGCACAGGAAGATGGCCAGTTCCTATGAGGGTAGCACCTACCATAACTCAAAGTGGATTAGAAGTCGATTCAGAAACTGCTGCTTCAGTAGCTATTACAGGTTTAACATCATCATATCTTGATCCGTATAGTGGTAGACTGCAATTTTCAACCAATTCTGCCAGTTTTGGTGCTGGTCAAGCCGCACAGGCTTATACAAGCAATACAACATCATTTCTAGCAGGAAGTGCAGAATTATGAATTATACTTATAAAAAATGTAAAACTGAAGAAAAATTTGGAAATGTTGAACATTCTGTTATAAGAAAAGAAGATGGTGCTTGTATTCCGTTTGACGAAGCAAACACCGACTACCAAGAATATCTTGCTTGGGTAGCAGAGGGAAATACAGCCGAAGCTGCTGATGGATTAACTTGGGATGATATTAGAGCTACAAGAGATGGAATATTACAATCCACCGATTGGACAATGACAACTGGTGCTTCTGTTGATCAGGCACAGTGGGCTGCATATAGACAAAACATAAGAGATATTCCTCAAACTTATTCAGGTAAAACTCCTGATGAAGTTGTCTGGCCGACACAACCATCAACTGCTGGTCCTAATACTTAAAATTAGCCTCTGTAAAATAGAAGAAGCAAATAAAAGATTTCAGTAAGCATGCCATATATAGGTAATAATCTCAGATCGAATAATGCTTATAAAACGATTGATGATGTATCAAGTTCGTTTAATGGAAGCACCACAACTTTTGCTTTAACAGTTGGTAGTTCTGCACCTGTACCATTTCCAAAATATGAGACACAATTAATAATTTCTGTTGGTGGTGTAGTTCAAGAACCAGGAACAGGTTTTACATTATCGGGAACAAATATAGTTTTTGGTTCTGCTCCAGCTTCAGGTGAAAGTTTTTTTGGTGTAATTTTAGCTGCTGCTGATTATTTAAATGCTGGGGGAACATTCCCTGATGGAACTACTGCAGTTCCCTCCATAACATTCTCTGATGATACTGATACTGGAATATTTAGAAGTGGGTCAGGATTAGTTTCTGTTTCAGCTAATGGAGTTAAAGTTGCTACCTTCCCTACGAGTGCAGGGAGTTCAGGCCAGGTGCTTTCCACAAATGGCTCAGGTGTACTCTCATTTGTTGATCAGTCAGGTGGTGGAGCTGTTGGTGGTGGATCTGACAAACTCTTTATGGAGAATGGAACAACCATGACAACTAACTACACATTGGGTACTGAATTTGGAGCTACTTGCAATGCTCTAAGTGCAGGACCAATTACAATTAATGCAGGTATAACGCTTACTATACCTAGCGGTTCAGTTTATACGGTGGTTTAAATTATGCCTATTTCAATTAACGGAAACGGAACAATTACTGGAATATCTACTGGAGGATTACCAGATGGTTGTGTAGATACAGATACGATTGCAAACAATGCAGTTACAAGTACAAAGTCAAGTGGGTTACAACGTAGAATTTCTACTACTGTAACAGCTCCTACTGGTGCTGATAATATTACTCACACCATAACGGCTGGAGTTAAAAAAATAGACGTAATATTGTCTAATGTAAGTTCTGCCAGTAATAGTAATATGGAACTTCAATTAGGAGATTCTGGTGGAATTGAAACTAGCGGATATAACAATGCGATGGGTTTTCATAGAACAGGAGGATCAGGTCAAGAAGCTACTGTAAGTAACTCAACTGGCTCATTTGCAACATATGGCTTAGATTCTGCTGGATATAATTTATGGGGATATTTCAAATTATATAATCCAACTGGTAATACATGGAATGCAGAACACGTTTTTTGGGGAGATGAAGCTACTAACCATCAATTTTTTGGTAATGGTTATAAAGAATTAAGTGGCACAATGACTCAAATTAAACTTAAAACTAACTCTGGTAATTTTGATTCAGGTGTAGTAACGATAGTAGAAACAATGGGTGACAGTTAATGAGCAGTATAAAATTAACAGCTGATTCTGGAGGAGGTACTGTAGAGCTTAAAGCTCCAGCTACTACTACAAGTAATGCAGCTTTACAATTTAAACTACCAGTAGCCGACGGGACATCTGGTCAAGCCTTAACCACAAATGCCAGTGGTCAACTAGCTTTTGCTACTGTTGCAGGAGGTAAAATTCTTCAAGTTGTATCAACTGAAAGTTCTGCTACTGTTACCTCAACTGGAACTACTTTACAGTTATTAACTATATCTATTACCCCTGCTGCTACTAGCAGTAAAATATTAATTTTGGCTACTCATAGTATAGAGGGTGTTCCAAGTAGCAACGCATATGGAACAATTTATTTATATCGAGGAGCTTTAGGTGCAACTCAAATATTTAATACAACTGCTGGAGATAATCATGCCTCTTATAACTATGCAAATCTCACTATAAACTACATTGATTCGCCAAGCACTACTTCGGCTCAAAGTTACACTACTGGAATAAATAGGGGTTCAGGAAATACAACTTCAGCAAGTACAAATGGTACTAAATATACACTTATAGCAATGGAGATAGGAGCATGATATATACAAAATTAACGGCTTTACGAACTTTAAAACCAACAAGTTCATGGCGATGGGAAGGTACAGATTATTCTGGGTTAACATGGTTTGATTCTGGTTCAACAAAACCAACTGAATCTGAAATTGATGCTGAGGTAATTAGGTTAAATAATGCAGAACCTATGAGACTTTTAAGAGTGGAAAGAAATAGATTATTAACAGCTTGTGATTGGACACAATCTAGAGATTTAACTTTATCAAATGATGCAGATTGGAAAACATATAGACAAGCTCTTAGAGATTTACCAGCAAGTGCATCCCCTAAACTAGATAGTAATGGAGATTTAGATATGTCATCTGTTACTTTCCCAACGGAGCCTAGTTAATCATGACAAGTAAATTAATAGTCAACAGTATAAGACACACAGGAGCATCAGCAGATGCAATCACTATGGATGCCTCTGGAAATGTTACCTTCCCTGCGAATGCTACCTGTTCTGGTACAGCCACTGGATTTGGTGGAGGTAAACTTCTCCAAACTTTACAAAATACTGATAATACTACTGTAACCGCAACCTCTGGCGATACAGCAATAATAAGTTTAGCTATCACACCTTCAGCCACTAACAGTAAAATATTAGTACAAGGCAATTTTTCTGGAAAAGGTATTCCAGGTAGTAATACATTTGTAACTTATAGGTTGTTTAGAGGAACTACTAGTGGTACTAATATATATACAGGTTTTTCTGGAGCAAATTCTAATTTCAACGGATCTTATAATCAAAATCATCTTATATTTCTTGACTCTCCAAATACAACATCTGCTACAACTTATACTTTAGCGTTTCGTACTGGCTCAGTTAATACAAATTCAGTTACTACAGATGGTGCTGACTATGTAATCATATTACAGGAGATAGGAGCATGATATACAACAAACATACAGCATTATCAACCTTAAAACCTAATACAGTTTGGTCTTGGAGAGGCACAGAATATTCTGGTTTACAATGGCTTGATAGTTCTACAAAGCCAACTGAATCTGAAATAGACGCAGAGGTTACAAGATTAAATAATGCAGAACCTATGAGGTTATTAAGAGTAGAAAGAAATGCAAGATTAGTAGCTTGTGATTGGAGAACCTGTTCTGATTTAACACTTGCAGATTCTTGGAAAACATATCGTCAAAGTTTGCGTGATTTACCAGCAAGTGCATCCCCTAAACTTGATTCAGATGGTAATTTAGATATGACATCTGTTACTTTTCCAACAGAACCTAGCTAATTATTTAGACTGGTTAGTTTATAAATATAACAGTAGAATAAAAATATAAGATTTTTTTAAAAAATGCAGAAAATTTTTAATGCAATAGCTGTTGCTTCTGGAGTTC